TTGGGGGATCTGCGGGGAGCGGGTGTAGGCCACCGGCCCAGCCGCCTGGGTCTCGCCATTCGGTCCCGTGATGGGATTTACCAGAAGGTAGGGGTAGTCCTTGAGGTTGTCCTCGGCCCACATCATTTGGTGCCCTGCTACCTGCTCGGGTAAGAGGATGGGCTTCTCAACAGAGCCTAGGGCAGAGACCTCCGCCAGCTTGGATAGCTGCATGTTCTTGAGGCGCTGAGCGTCCTTTGCCAGACGAACGTGGCCCATGCACCGCTCGACGTTGTCCACAACCCAGCGCTTGCCGTAGACCGGGATGATCGGGATGCACTTGCCAGCGATGTAGCCGAGATCCTCTAGGACCTTGCCACCGGACATCAGATACTTGTGGACTTTACGACGCTTAACGCGGCGCTGGCGGACCTCGATGGATCCAATGGCTGCCAGCTTGTTCTCTAGTTCGGGGTCGGCGTCGAAGTCAGCCTTACGGTACTTCTCTTCGGTCCCGTCGATGGCCTCAAAGATGCGGATCGTCTCCGTGACATCCTCAACTTTGTAGTATTCCGCAATGTAAACGACGTCTGGGGTACACCAGTCGAACTCGACCTGGGTGATCTCCTTCGGCCAGTCGGAGGGGTCGTCGTCGAACTCAGCGACATAGGATTCGCGGGTCATCGAATAGATCACGAAGCAGAACTTGGCGTCTGCCTTGTCCTGGCGTCGGGAGTTCAGGTCGAAGAAGACAGAGCTGTCCGCGTCGAAGATGGGCTCAATGCGGATGCGCTGGTGCTCGTTATCCTCGTCTTCCTCGTCCTCGTATTCAGTACGAAGGCGGAAGGCGCCAAAGCCACCACCCACAGCCTCCTCGAAGGCATTGTCGTAGGCCTCGTCGGCGCAGGAGTCGTGCTCGTCAGCCCGGAACAAACCGTCCAGAGTGTCCGCCAGCCCATCGTACTCAGGCTCCCGCGGCAGGTAGTCCACGGCAATGCGGTTGTTCCGGTACTCATTGATGATGCGAATCACGGAGAGGTGGATCTTGTTCACCTCAAAGCGGGGCTTGTTCTCGAATTGCTCTTCAAGCGGGCCTTCCCACTGAGCCCCGGCGATGCTGTAGAAGCGTCGGTCCTGGAGGCACTGAAGGCGCTCGTCCCTGATCGCGGACTGCGACTCGTCAAACTCCCGGAGTGCTTGCGCGTGGACGTCCGTCATGCGCTGCTCTTTCGTCATTCGTGCCATTGATCAGGCCCCACTGTAAAAGTCAAGCCATTATCTACCATCGGTTGATGGTGGGCAACGGCTCAACGTGTGTCGGCTTCGACGCCTTCTGCGTCCGCCTCACGCTCTCGCAGGCATAGCGCAGGGCATCGATCAGGTGGTTGTCTTTGTCCTCGAGGACGGGCAGCACAGCGTCTGTGAGCGCGTCCTTTTTGTACGAGTACATGGTGAGTTCGTCGATGGTGTGCTGGCACCTCGGGTGGACCACGATGTCGTAGCTCTTGAGCCACTCGACCCCCTCTTCCAGGCTCTTCGGACCCTTCACGGCTGCCATAATCTTCGGGAAGCCGTGCGACCTCATGTAGCTTATCGTCTCAGGTCTGGCGCTGTCAGCCACAATGGGCCACTTCTCTGCCTCGGGGATCTGGAAGAAGAGTTCGGGGGTGTTCACGATCTCACAGCCCACCATATACGCTTCATGGTCAACGTAGAGCGTCCTGCCCTCGATAAAGCACCGGATTAGCACCGTTGGGTCCGTAGCAAAGCCCCAGTCAGCACCAAAGCGCAACGTAGCGTCTGCGGGGGTCTCGAACTCCTCCACGCTCCAGTTTTTGAAGACGCGGGTCGAGCTGTTCTGGAGATATTTACCCAGCCAGACGTGCTCATACTTCTCGTAATCCCTGCCCCGGTCGTACTCCATCTCCGCTTTGAGGACGTCGGGGAACCACGGATTATCCTTGTAGTTGACCTCGATGACCGTTGCATCCGGTGGAGGTCTGTCACCCCTCAGGAGCTGATCGACGGGATCGCTGTTCTGGCTCGGGTTCCAGGTGAACCACAGCTCTGATCCTTCCTTACGGATCGTGGGACGCAATAGGTCTAGGGAGCGCTGTGAGAGGCTCTGAGCCTCTTCCACCCAAGCGCAGTCATAACCCTCAAGGGACTTGATCGAGTCGCTGGTGTGGTTCTGCATCCCCTGGAAGATGATCATTCCAGAGCCGTGGGCGGACTTGATCACCGTCTCTTGGACGATAAATGCGCCCTGGACCCCTAGCTTTTCAATCTTGTCTTCCAGGAGGCGCTTCACAGACTGAGCCAGGCTCTTCTGGACCTCCCGGACACAGACCGTCCTCCGGTTGGGGTTCATGATGTGCTCTTCGATGAGCATCTCTGCGAAGAAGTGCGACTTCCCGGATCCACGACCGCCATGCGCGGCCTTGTAGCGGGCTGGCTGGAACAGAGGAACGGCCCATCGCGGCGTCTCGATTCTGAGGGTGGAGTCAATCGCCAACGACGACACGTTCGATCTTCTGAACAGTCAAGGGGGCTTCTTCGTCGCCAGCGATCACTTTGCGCTCGCCATACTTCTTGGGAGCCAGCTTGGCTGCTCGCCACTGCCGTGCCCAGATCCTGAGCTTGACCACCTGCCAATCATCGGTTCCGGCCTCGTCAGCCATGTCGATGATCTTATCCATCTCAGCGTCCTGCTGGTCCATCCTCGCTCTTGTGAGCTTGGCCTGGAACTCCGCGTCACGGATCGCCATTCGGTAGACGGTTGCGGGGGCTACTTTGAACGCGGCACAGGCTTGGCCCATGCTCGATCCGGTAGCGATCAGCTCCAGGAACTCATCTTGCTGAGCTGGAGTCCACTTGATCATTTTCCTTGGCATCGCGCGATAGCTCTCTCTTTTCGACAACCTCCGGCTTCTGGGGACGCCGCCCTTCTGGCCAGACCTCGAAGTGTTGCCGCTCAAAGATCCAAACTAGCATTGACGCTCCTCCGACGGGGCAACGGGCGGGAACCACCGCCGGGGAGCCCCTACAGTGTATCAATCACTTAGCTTTGTCACCACCATGCTTACGGTACAGCTCCTGGCCTTCCTTGTAGCCTTTCTCATAGGAGCCGCCCACATAAACGTTGAAGGGCTTCTGGGCGTAGCCGTCTTGTTTCCCCAAAAGGCGGTTGAAGTCGTGCGCTTTTACTTTCAATGGATGCTTCCCCCGTTCTGCTCCAGCCATTCCCGGACCTGCTGCCCCGCTAACTCCATTTGATCACCCAGGAAGTCAGCGAAGGCGTACATCAGCTCGTTGATCATTTCCTGCTCTTGTTCCGTGGGCTCGCCGCGGAGAGCGATAGAGATCGCCTCCTTCTCGTCGTCCCACTCAATCCCTAAGATCTCTACCATGCCAGGCTCCACAGTCAGGCTCGCGCTTTTCGTAGTCGGGCCAGTAGCCGTTGCACACCATGTCCGTGTAGTGCTCGGCCTCCATTTGAGCCTCATGGTAGCTGTCGTCGCAGGCAACGACCATCCCCACGAGGAGGATGGCCACAATCCAGATGGCGTGGTTCATATCGTGATCGTCCCGTTCTCAATGTCCCTCTGGGCAATGGCATCGACGTAGTCGAAGATGTCACCCCAGTGCCGGGCGATTAACTCACGCTCCAGAGCCTCGTTGAAGGGCTCCTGGCTGGCGCCGACATCCCACAGCACCTCCGCGAAGCCATCACCGATTGCGCACCACAGCTCGTCAACCTCGCGGAACTTGATGCGGTCCTTCAGCCACAGGGTGGCGAGGTGGTCAATGTGATTGTTGTGCGCCACAAACTCGTCGTAGCTCATCATCGCTTCTGGCATCTTGTGTCTCCTCATCCGTGGCCCCTTGCCACACCCAAATAATCGCTCAGAACGGCAACTCTGTACACGTTTTGTTTATACCGTTTTGTTCTGACAACCGCTCTTTATATGCTTCAATGCGACTTTTGGCTAACCGCAGACGCTTAAAGTCATTATAACTCAATGGCTTACCGTTTTTCTCCATCTGCTTGGCGCCCTCAATCACCAGGCGATCAACGGAGACCTCCTCCTTCAGTTTCTTCGGGATGTGCCCCTTCGGAAGCTCCTTCTCAAACAGCACGCTTACAGGAAGTGCTAGCGCCTGGACCACCTCGAGGCCATTGGCATTGCAGGCCTTGCAGTGAACGAGGACCTTCCCGTCCTTTTCCTCGATGTCCATTGACGGGTTACGGTCACCGTGGACAGGGCAGCACGCCTTCCACTTGTTCTTGCCCGTGGATCTCACCTTCTCCAGTCGGTCCAGAAGCTCTTCAACCATCCTTGCGATTCCCCCATGCTTTAGCGATCTTCTTCACACCTTGTCGGAACGCGGTCTTCTCCACGCCCCGTAGGTGCTCCCATTCGTTGATCTGTGCAAACACCCGGAGGAGTGCCGCGG